CGTTCAACGCGTCGACCGCAACCTCATACGTGGTAGCAACCACGGTCGGAGCCGGGGAAACCACCGGAGTGTTCGCGCCCACGCCAGCATACTTATTCCAAGCGGCCTTATCGCCAGCGAAATAATTCAAATCAAGCGAACCGGCATAACCGCCGATATGGCCGTTGGACGTGTACTGTCGCATCGGATACGCCACATACGACCAAATGGAATCGGCATCCTGCCAGCCGACCGCATCCATGGAAGCATAGCACGCCTCCCAAATACCACAATCATGCTTGGCGCAAATGTCCTTGATGAACGGGATTTCGGAACGCTGCGCATACACGAGCGGCTTCACGCCAGTCAGTCGAATATACTGGTAGAGGAATTCATCCAAATAGGCTCGATTGCCCCAAGCGGCGTTATCGTCCGCCTCCCAGTCGACGCACGGCACGAACTTGCCAAGATAGCCCTTGGTGTTTCCGGCGAAGAAACACGCTTCCTCGGAAGCGCCGACGCCACGAATGTAATGCATGTAGCCGACCGCAAGACCACGCTTGGCAGCGGCCTGAATCTTCGCATCCGCACCAGTCCACACGGAATTCACCAGACCATGGTCGTTCGAACATTCGCCAGCACCCCAAGTACACTGGACCACAACGCCATCGGCGTCAATCTTGGAAACATCAATGTCGGCCTTCCAGTTGCTGACATCCACAATCCTCATTATTCAGAAACCTCCGTATCCGCGATATGCTTGCCGGTCACCTTCGCCTTATCGGACGTCGCGAAGGAAGCCGGACTGATTGAATCGGTCTTGCCGCTCGACGCCACGCATGTCAGCACGCTGGCGATGGCCGCAACCAAGGCGACGCCGCAGACGTTCAGCCAATCCACTTGGAACAGGCCGACGCCACCGACCACGCCAGCCGACAATGCCGCCTGACATGCGGTGCGGATTGCACGCTCCAACGTGTCAACCCAAAAAATCCTAGTAAACAATATTCTACTCCTTACTGTTGTCGTCTGCCAACGATTCTATTGTACCCCTTAGCCCGTCGGGAAGTCTTGGCTTCGGATACTGCTTCAGAAACTCTGGATCGAGAACGTTGCAAAGTTCGGCCAGCCAATGTCCGATTGCACGAATGTAGGAGGTTTTCAAATCGTCCTGATAGCGGAGCTGGTCGCGTTCCTGAATGAAAGCGGCCAGTTTTTCGTCCTGTCGGTCGATTTCCCGCTGCATGTTCAATTGGGCTTCCGAAAGTTGCCTGTAGGCTTCGCTCAGGTCGCCGCGCCTGTTTTGCGCCCAACTGACCGCTGCGACCACGATGGCGCATAATCCGGTCACTAGGGCGACGATGATGTCAGTGCTCATATGACACTATTCTATCCAATGGTTGAGATTATAAATCCCCAGCGGCAAGCAAAAATGCCATCACTCCGGTGTGGCCGGAGGATGGCAGGAATGGTGGAACTAGCCGATATTATACGAGAAAATGGTGGAAACGACACGATTTCCTGTCGGACCGCCAGTATATCCAACATTCACGTTTCCGTCAGTTCCAACATCCACCTTGGTCGGAAGATAACTGTCTCTCGAGGACGCGAAAAGCCCTTCGCTGACTACCGGATAGAATGCGCTGTTACTCACATGTCCAACAGTAACCGACGAACCCCAGCCTTTCAGATTGATGTCCGTAGTCAGCAGGTCAATGTATCCTACACCGTTAGAAGCCCACATGTGGGCTTGATTCGCACCAAGATGGATGTCCATCCAAGGCATGTTCCATCCACGCCACTTACCGTCTTTTCTGACATAATCACAGCCATCGGCCACATTATGCAGCAGCGTGCCTTCAGGCGCACCGGTCATGGCGTCACGCTGTGCTGAAGTCCACACTCGCAGCATGTCACCTTTCATCGCCGCACCGATATACGTCTGCGTGATGACCACGCCAGAAGCGGTCGTATTCGACACGCCAGCCGGAAGCAGCACTTGAGCCAAAGCCAAAGCGCCAGACGGAACACTTGGTGCGACAGGCGTCGCCGCGGCCGCGCCTACCGCAACACCGAACACTGGAGAATCCGAATCGTCCGACATTGGCGAGCGCGTCTCATGCTGCATCACATACACCACGTCGATACGCGAATTCGCGGACGGAGCAGCATTTATCGGCACGTTCACGTTTCCGTCGTTCTGGATAAGCAGCGCGCCATAACGGTTCAGCACGGCGTTGAACGGATGTACCGTCACGCTCATGGAATTACTGTTGCCGGTGACGAGATTGTCCTGCGAACGGTCGAGAATGCCAGCAATCGGCAGCATCGTGGTCTTATTACAGACGAACAGGCCGCTCATGTCACGGCGTGCATCCATAAACGACGCCTTGCCGGACACTGCGAAGATACTATTCCTCAATGTCATTATCAATCTTTCCTTCCAACGTCTTCAAACGTTCCTCAAGCCGGTCGATACGGTCATGGGCGAGATGGGCCTCATGTATCGCCCACACGCCAAGCATCGGATAGTTGATGCCGCACGGCTCGTAATCATCATTATACTCGACAAACAGGCCCAAGCCATTATCATCCAAGTCTTCGGCAATCATGCCCAAATGTATGTTCGCACTATCGCCATTCTGGTTCACATCGTCGATGTAACGGTAGAGCGTCCAATCGACGGCACGCATCTGCTCCAACGTGATGTCCGGCATCATGAAATCCTGCTTCACCTTGCGCGATGACTGGGATGTTCCCAACGTGCCGTCGGACAATGCCCACACGGCGCGCCACGGGCCTACGGAAAACAGGTTATTGTAGGCGTTCGTCGTATTCGTGCCGCCGCGTCCCTGCGATAGGACGCCCCAATTCCACTCATTGCACTTCTGGTCGATGGTCGCACGGTCATATGAGCTCCTGTTGATGGATGCGGCCACCGTCTGGTCGATATTCTCGCTGATGTCCAACACCTTCTGAATCGCCTGAGTCAACTGCGAGCCGGAAGGCTTCTCCAACTCGCGCAACCGGCGACCATACTCGTTCAGCGTGGACACGAGCTTGTTGGTCGCTTGAGCCGGATTCTTCACGTCGATGACCATTTCGCCGTCTTCGACTACCGGAGCGATGCCGTCAGCCGACTCTCCCTGATGTACGATAATCTCGTCAACCATTATCCACCGTCACTTTCACACCGTCGAACACGTCACCCAGCGTGAACGTAATCCAATTCGAGCTTTCATCGGCTTTGATGCCGGTGATGCGCCGCGTGTGCGCGCCATCCACATAATACCAGTCGCCTTTCGTCGTAAACCTGATATAATCGCCGACCGTATAGTTGGCGAGCGTCTGATTCACGGAATGCAAGTATCCGCGATGCACTTTCGCCTCAGTCGAAGACACCGGCTGCCAGTAGACCGCTGCAGCCTCGTTCGCATACGCTTGAAGCGTGTTCTGCAGTTTCACTGTCGAATGGCTGGAATCCACGCTCTCCCAGATTGGCGCTCCCGCCTTTTCCAGAATGTCCGTGTAGGCCGACGCGACGAGCGTCTTATCGTCGGATTTGCCTGACGTGAACCATTGCAGCGAGGCGAGCTTGTCGCCATCATCAGTGGCGGACAGGGATGCGATGCCCGGCTGCAAGGCGGACGCGCTGAAATAGTGGATTTCGCCGCCAAGCAGCGGATGGCCGGTCTTCATATGCCACTCATAACCTAACCCGTCAGCCGTGCGCGTCGGGAAGAATCCGATGTCGCAACCGTTCTGATGGTTCGTGATGTTCGTCAAAACTTCGCCGACGTAATTCAAATCGGCCGCCTGATAGTTCGCTTCGGACTTGCCGACCTCCGCTGTCTCCAATACGACCGGCACTCTGCTGTGTGGCCAGCTCATCGCCTGTTCGACGAGATTGCGTGCGACCGTGTTCCATGTGACATTCTTGTATGACGTGTCGTATTGAGGGTCTGGCGAACCGTCCGACTTGATGAGGCTTTTCCCCATCGCCTTCGCCGGAAGAATCGTCCTATGGTCAAAATACGTCCACATGCCTGAAGCGACCAAGGTGAGGACGCCTAAATCGGCGTCATAGTCACGGCGCATGAGCACTCCGCCCACGGCAAGTCCGTCATCCTCAGCCACCATGACCGTCTTGCCGATGGCGGCAGTATTACGCAGGTCAAGCATACGAGCGTCGTTCGCGATATACTGCAACCTCGTGTCATCCGAGCTTGCGTAAATCGGCACCTTCACCGTCAGAGAATCAGTATCGTTCAGCTTCATCTCCCATTGTGCGGAAGTGTGCGGCAATGGGATGATGCGGCGTCCGGTCAGAAGGTCTGCGAGATAGATTTTCACCGCCAAGCCTCCTTCCATTCGACCGTCATCGTCGGCTTGCCTGACTGAACGCCCAACGGCGTGAACTGTATCGTCGCATCGTCTGAAGGACGGAACCAGTTCTCTTCAGTCAAAAACATGCTCAAATCAGACTGGTTCTGGAACAGCACGCGCTCATTGTCGAAGTCGAACACCATCGTCTCGTCGGGGTTGATTTGACGGTGGAATTCGACGGCTTCGCCGGTTTCGACGCAGTGGATGCGCACGCCTTCGGATAGTCCGCCTCTGATTTTCACGACAAGATGCGTCGGAGCGAAACCGCTTCCGGTGATGGCGACACGTCCCGACTCGCTGACCTCGCCTTCGGCCAATGGATCAAGCAGCGGGTCGGTGATGCCTTCGCCATCCCACGGCACGCCTACCGTCTGCGAGTGCAATGGCTCATACAGGTATGGTGATGGCGCGAGCAATCCAATCTGGAACGCGGCCTTCCCACGATACCGGTATTCGTCCACGGTCATCGACCTGAGTTCCGCATCGCACGACAATGCGACGCCAGTGCCCTTCCGCACGGTGACTGGAACCAAACGTCCGGCCATGCCACGAAGTCGACGCATCATCAAATCGGTGTCTTCGACCGAAGAAGTAGCATAATAGCCTTCGACGGTGATGGTGCGTCCGGCATAATAGGTAGTACCAGGCATGGCGTTGCCGTCAGCCCTAGCCCAGCCATCCTGCTCGGTTTTGGCCGACGGCAGGTCATCGAACCCGCTGATAGAGGTTAGCGTGAAATCATATCCTGCGTCGCCATGCAGGATGATGTCGCCCACGGTGACGGTTATCGTGCTCAAGGTCTGACACTTCCAATCATCTCATTGTTCAAAGCGTATCCGAATCGGCGGGCCACGAGTTCCACGTCGCTCAACGGGCTTGCAACCACATTGTCGATGTGGACGCCGCCAGCATGCCGCTGGTCGCCAGCCGACACCATTCCAGTATAGTCTTTCAACTGCGGCGCCGACACCATGCCAAGATTGGCCGCGTCAATCTGGTCGAAATCCAAGGAGCCGAGCACGCCATCGACCTGACCGCGCACGAACGCGCCTTGAGCGCCGATGGCCTTTCCGAAGTCGCGCATAAGATGCTCGCCCGACACGGCCGTGTAGCCGGAGCCGGAGAACGGGCCGACCTTGGCGGGAGAGAACGGGAAGAAGTCTCGAACCTTCTGCAACGCGCCCTTCACCGAGCTTTTCACGCTTTCGACCGCGTTGAGAATACCCTGCTTGAAACCGTTCATCAACGCGGCGCCGGAATCGACCAGCCACGAGCCGGCATCGGCGAACAGTCCCATGATTGTGCCCGGAATGCCACGGATGAAGCCGAGAATCTTGCCGCCCAGTCCGGCGAACGGATGGGCGATGTTTGCGATAATCGGGGGAACCGCATTCACGACGGCCATGAAAATGGTTGGGAAGTTCGCGGCGATGCTGGTCGCCACGCTGACGAAGGCGGCCAGCAATGTCGGCAGACTGTTGACGATGCTGGTAGCCAATCCGCCGATGATTGCCGGCAGCTGGTTGATAATGGCGACGGCGATGCCCGGCAAGGCGGCCGCCAATGACGTTATCACACTGGTAATCGCGGACACTAATACGGGAATCAGCGTCGGCAGCGCGGTGGCGATGCTCTGACCGATGGACGGGAGCGCGGCAACAAGTGTGGCGCCCAACGTTTGAATGCCGGAAGCCAAGGATGCGCCGAATCCGCTGATGAATCCGGCAATCACGCCACTATTGTCGCCGATGGCGTTGAACGCGACCTGAACGCCGGTAATCAACGCCTGACCAAGCGAGGTCATGAGCGACGGAATCTGGCCCGCGAGCGTTGCGAACAGGCTGCCGAACGCTTCCAGCATCGGCTGGCCGTACGTGGCGATGAAGCCGGACAGTTGGGCGAACATGTCGGAGAACGCTTGGGTGACTTGCGGCAGTATCGTCATCAACGCTGGTGCGAGCGTCTGGCCAACGCTCATGAGCGCGTTGGCGATGCCCGGCAGTGCCGCGGTGACGCTCGCCACCATCTGCGGGAGGGTTGCGGCGAACGCGCTCGCCATGGCTGGAAGTTTCGTCTGGATGCCGGTAAGCGTGTTGTCGAGGCTTTTCTGCCATTCGTCGAACTTGCCAGTCATTTGGGGTGGGTCAAGTTTGAACAGCGTCTGGAATCCGGTGGTCAGGCCGGTGAATATTGCGCCGGTCACACCCAGTTCGGATGCGATGCCGCCAATCTTGCCGATTGCCGCGCCGACTCCCTTCACGGCCACGCCGAATCCCTTCAACGCGCCGGAAGACACCTTCAACGCGGCGGAGCCTATGGTAGCGAAGGCTGCCTTTCCAGCGGACGCCAGCGGGCTGAACCGTCCGGCAAGACGCGACACGGCTCCGCCGACCGTGGCGGACAGTCCGGCGCCGACCGTCTTCGCGGCGGACGTCAACGGCGCGAACGGATTCTGCCCTTTGAACGAGCCGAAAATCTTTTCAGCAAGACCGTTGAACGGCATCGACAACGCGGACACCGCTGCGGAGCCAAACGACTTGAGCGCGCCCTTGACGGATGAAAGCCCATTGTCCACCACGGACCCGAGCTTGGACATGGCGGCGCTGATGCCGGTCACGTCCATCATCTCACCGAACGCCGTCCTGAACTTGGACGCACATCCCTTCACGTTGTCGACCATGGAGAGCACGCCGGATTCGACGGCGGCACGCATGGCCTCCATCTTCGTTTTGACGGATTCGGCGGCGTTTGAGAACGCTTCGGCGAAAATCTCCTTGACCGGCGTCCACTGCTGCGCCGTGTTCGCGGCATAGTTGGACAATCCTGCCTTCAGGTTGCCGAACGTCTGCATGATGCTGTCGGACGCGGACGCCGCCGAACCAACCAGTGGAAGGAACACGTCCGGAATGTTCAGGCCGGTAAGCTCCTTGAACTCACGTCCCACCTGCGTGAGCTTGTCACGGTAGACGTCCGCGCTCTGTCCGGCAGTGTTCAACGAACGGTAGATGTCCGAATCCACGACGATGGTGTCGGCGGCGGCGCGAATGTCATGGAACGCTTGGATGAGGGATGGCGTCTTCTTCCGCGCGGCGGCATCCACTTCGGTGTTGAGGGTTTCGAACGCTTTGAGGAACGCTTCGGGAAGCGCTTCCGCGTCGGCTCCCATCGCGTTCAAACCGGTTTGGAGCAGCTTCACATTCTCGGACGCCTGTCCCACACCATTCCGCAGGTTGGTTGCGGCCTGCTGGATGATTTCGAAGCCTTCCGCGCCTTTCTCGCCGAAGCTGAACGCGTACGTCCCCAAGTTTTCGAACGCGACGTTGAACTTGCCGAGCACGTTCTGTGCTTTAGTCGATTCGGACAGTGTTTTCGACATCGAGTCGGCCATGGACGCGAGCTTGTCGATGACTGCGGACGATGCGGACACCGCCGCTCCGAACACGCCGGTGAAGCTGGAGCCAAGTTTGATGAGCGTGTTCTTCACGCCGGCCAGCGCGCGTCCGATGAACGGAATGCGCGATGCGAACTGGTCGTTAGTGGCGACCATGAGGGAAAACGCGGTGGCACCGGCCACGCCTACAGTGTTCAACGCATCATCCAAGGCGGATAGGAGGTTGACGTTCTGCGAGTTCAGGCTGATGAGATTCGTCAACGGTGCGAGGAACTGTTCTATCTGCTGCGGGTTGAACGCCTTGTTGACGGCTGGCGCAAGCTGGTTGACGAACGTCTCCGCCAACGTGGCGGCCGCGTTCGACAGTGGCACGAATCCTGCGAGCATTTCGCCGAACGTGTCCGCCATGCCCGAACTGGAAATGGCGGTCAACGTCTTGCCGAGATTGGTGGATAATGCGGTTGCGGCTTCCGCCGACCTTACGCCTACCGTGTTCTTGATGCTGTTCCACGCGCGGTCCGCCGTGACGGGCATGGCGGCGAACTGCTTTTCGATGGCGTCCGCGTTCTCAAGCACCGTATCGTAGAGGGCTTGGCCGCTGATTTTGCCTTCCTTGCCCAACTGTTTCAGTTCGCCCACGGACGTGTTGAGATGCTTGGCGAGCATTCGTGTGATTTGCGGCGAGTTCTCCATGATGGAATTCAACTCGTCGCCGTTGACGATGCCTTTGCCCAATGCTTGTGTAATCTGCCGCATGGCACTGGACGCTTCCTGCGTGGACGCGCCGGTGCTAATCATGTTCATGTCGAGCAGTCTGGTGAATTTCGCCGCGTCACCGTAATTGGTCACGATTTCCGGCGCGAGCGTGCGAAGACGCGCCGCCGACTGGACGAAATCGTCAGTGGAGACGCCGACCTTGTTCGCATATTCCAGAGACGTTTCGAGCGAGCCTTTATAGTCGTCCGCGTCGCCTACCGCGTTTTTCAGCATGGCGGTGGTCTGACCCCACTGGTTGCCCATTTCGAGGATGTCGGACGTGACGGTTTTGACGGCTTTGCCGACCGATGCCACGGCGGCGATGGCGGCTGCGGCGTTCAGATACTTGTTGAGGTCGAGGTTTGCGAAGCCGCTGCCGAAAGCGTTGGCGGAACGCCGTCCGCTGGAATCGAAGGAGGTGAACACGCTGTTGAGCGCGTTTTTCACGCCGCCTTGCAGGTTGAGGCTCTTGTTGAACGAGCCGGAAAACAGTCTGGACATGCCCAAGCCGTTCGAAGCGAAGAGTCGGCCTGTGCCGGACGCCAGTTTTGGTTGGATGGCGGGGGTGAGCACCGCGCCCTTGCTTGCCTTGACAAGTGCGGACTGCAAGCCTTCCAACGATGGAAGTACTTGTATCCATGCGGTCGCGATGCTGCCCTTTGCCATCTGCTATTCCTTTCGGTGAAGACCCAACGCCTTGTTGATGTCTTCAGTGTTCATCGAATCGAGTTCGTAATCCTCTTTCTTGGTGTTCTTCCGGTTTTCCGGCAACACGCTTTTCGGTTTCCGCCCCTTGCCGGAGTATGGGGCGAGCGTTGACTGTTGGATGATGTCGAGCAGTCGTGCGACAGCGCCGAACGTGCCTATGAGTTTCGCCCGTTCCAATATGGAATATTGTCGTGGACTGCCGTATTGGCTTGCGAAATCGGCCAAGATTTGATTGTTCCACTTGTCCGGGTTTATCGCATAGGTCAGTCTTTCGACGGTGATTCCGTAATTGTCGGCAATTTTCCCGACAGGTATTCCCATGCGTCGATGATGTCGTCGTCAACCGCGTTCATAAGCTGCTCGTACTTGGATTCGGTCAGGACACTCTGCATGAGCCTGTCGATGAGCCATACGGCTTCCATGCTGTCTTCAATGCCATCGTTATGGATGGCCTGCTGGAATTTGCGGTTGCGGAGGAGTTTCGCGTAGGCGTCCGCCCATCCGTCGTTGAAGTCTTCGATGGTGATGGTGATGGTGGGTTTGCGTTTTGCCATTGTGTTTCCTTTCGTTGTCTTTCTATATAAGGATACCCCACGCCAAGGGCATTACCTGATGGTATGTTTGACGTGGGGCGATTATCCTGTTTCCATGTTGCACGCTGACGGGCGAGAGTGAGTCGAAGCCGCAAAAAACGTTTGTTCGATAGCGTAATCTGGCAGTCCATCGGCACATCCCCACTCTTGAATGTCTTGCTGAACTGATGGCCTCAGGTTTAATGTTTGCTGCTGAGGGGCGACAACCTTCATCGTGACGACAACACTACCAGCAGTTTGATCATGAATACCCGCTGAAGCGCAATGTCTGACCCGGTGGAATGGTGAATACATCGGAACCTGTATCGCCTCTGAGATTCAACGACCAGGAGCCGCTTTCATGAGGACCGGTGTCCATTTCACCCGTCGTTGCCGTTGGGAACCGGATTGTCGGTGAACTCTCCGAAATCATGCGATGCGGACTTGTTCAGAGTGTTGGCATGCCAAGTATTATTGCCGCCACTCGTCGTGGAGACCGTGGATTTCAGAATCTTGATGTCGAACTTGGTGTCCTTCGGAAGAGAGAGTTCGCGTCCTTGACCATCTTCACGCCGGTGTCGCGTGACCATGGCGAGTCTTGTCCCCAGTCTCCAACCATCCACATCGCTCAGTCTTTAGCCACCGTACTATCGGATACGGTGGCTGTCGGCGTCGGATTCGGAGAGTTTACGCTTTTGGGATGGTGATGTACTGGGTCTGAGCCGGTTGAGTGGCGGTCGGATAGGCGTTGATGGTGAACTCGAAGTTCACGAGAGCCGTATGCACGTGGCTGATATCGCCGGTGATGAGGAAGGTGGCGTCCGCCATCACGTTACGGCGCTTGCGGCCACCCTTCAGGATTTCATCGATGACGATGACGTGATGTTCCACTTCGCTGGCCTGTTCCTTGACGGTGATAGAGCCATCCTTTGTCGAGGATGCCGGTTCGACCGTCACGTTGGTGGAGCCGTATGCGACCTTGAGCAGGTCTTCGTTCAGGGCTTCGATGCACGTGCCAGTCCACGTCTTGGAGAACGTCGGATCGGCCTGTGCGACGGTATCGCCGCCGGCGGCCACAATATCGTCACCTGCGGTGAGGGATGCCGGTTCGGTCAGACCGTCTTCGGACAGGTAGCCAAGGCCGACGAACGCCGTGGCCAGTTCGCTGGTGGCGTCGGTGGGGATTGTGGTGCCCAGTGGGGCGACCCAAATATAGCCGGACTTGTTGGCACTGGCGCCCGGCTTGGAGAATGTCACGTTTGCGGAAGACTGCTTTGCGCCCATCTCAATTCCTTTCGTTGTTAGCGTTTCAATCAGTGGATGGGCGGCGTCGCCGCCCATCCATGTGTGCGAATAGTGTCACTCGGTGGCGTGAGTGATGGCGTAGAACTTGCTGGTTCCGCCGATGAAGCCCCACCCGATTGCGACTTCGGTGCGGAGCATCACCTTGTTGACTGCGCCCAAATCGCCTTCTGTGGAATTGTCCGGATTGCCGGAGTCGAACACTTCGATGCCGGACAGTGGGATAGCACCCCAGACGAAACGGTTGGCGAAGTCGCCGACGACCGCGTCGAGCACCTTCTTGGGCAGCTGGCCGGAGCCGGCTGCCGCGGCGGTGTCGGACACGGTGTTGGAGGCCGCGAGGGTGACGCCGCCGAGGTTGACCATGTTGCCGATGAGCGGAACGTCGGCGGCATACTGGGTCGGCGTGCCGATGGTGGTGAGGCCATCGCCGATTGCGGCCAGGTATGCGGAGGTGGTGACGCCCTGCGCGGACGCGTCGCCCTGTGCGGCGACCTGTCGCACGGCCTGCTTGAACGCGGCGGCCGCTTCGGCTCCGGGGCCTGGAGCGTAGTCGATGTTTCCGGCCTTGTCGAGCACGTATCCGTTGGTGCGTGCGACGGCGGACGCGGTCTTGGTCGCCGGGTTGACTCCGAAGATTGGGGCGAAGTCGAGGGCGCGGCTGATTGCACGGTTCACATATGTGCGGTACTGGTCGAGGATTCCGGCCTGATACGGCTGCGCGAGGATGCTTTGAAGCATGGTCTGCGGGGAGCCGGCGCGGAAGGTGGCGTCGGTCGGATTGTAGGCGCCGTCAACGCCGAACAGTTGAAGGAACTTCTTCGGGAAGCGATAGGAGATGTAGAAGGTGATGGGGTTGATGGTCACGACACTGTTGGTGGCGTCGTTGGAGGACTTCTTATTTTCGGCTTCGACTGCGCCGGCTGCGCCTTCGCCGAAGATGCTCATTTCGCCGGAGAAGTCGATGGTCTGCATCTGCGTGCCGATGAGGTCGATTGGAGTGCTGTTGGAAATCTTTGCGATGGCTCCGGCAGCAGGCTGGTCGGAAATCAGCTTGCGGTCAACGAAACCCGGTTTCAGTTCGATTGTCGCTAGGGACATGACTGCCTTTCGTGGTGGATGGTGTCGGCCTTCTGCATTGCGGCCCCGACTCGGCCTCTGCCACGATTGTTTCCGGCTGTGTGCGCCTCGACCCCACGGTCGCCCGCAGGTAATGCCCTGCATTGTTTAACGACTGTGCCGGGCGGTTCAAGTCAGTACAACATTTTTGGGGAGATGGTCGGTCTTGGGCATGGCGGAAGAGGCTCCGATTGTCTGCCGACCATCTCCAAGACATAGCATAACACCCCGCTTGACTTTCGTCAAACGGGGTGCGTGCAAACCAGAATCACAAGAGAGGAGCTACACATTGCTGCGCAACAGTGTTTATTCTACCATCTTCTCGTCGCAGTTCGCGTTCGGCGTGTCGCCGGGCTTGCTATATGGTCCGACTTGGCGCGGTTGCATTGCATGTGCGCCGGAACGAGATTGTCCATCCTGTCGCTTCCGCCAGCGGCACGCGGTATCACATGGTCCGCGGTGAACGCCAACGGATGCGCGGTGTTGCGACCCCAGTAGAAAGGTGCGCCGCAATAGTAGCATGGCGCTCCCGTCCTTTTGGTGCGTTCGCGGAGGATGGCGCGGTTCCGATGGTAGAGTCCCGTATCCTTGCCCATTTAGGCAATCACCTCCCTGACCTTGCGTTCCTTCGGACGGTTGACGCCGCGATACCATGCGGCGATGCTGACGCCCTTCAAACCGGCCGTGGTTTCGTTCTTGCGTATCGGCGCGAACTTCCACTGGTCGTCCGAACCGGATTTGAGCTTCTGCGCGTTCTGCACTTCGGCGGTCAATTGTGGGTTGTTCGTATGCTTGAACCGTCCCTCGTTCAGCAGGTCGAGGAATCCCTGCTGTGAGGCGAGGAATTCGGTGCCTGTCAATTGGATGACGTTCAATCCGCGTGGCAGCATGTCCCTTATAGGATTGTTCAATCCGCCAGCGTCCAGGATGAGCGTGGTCTTGCGTGGGCGCGTATTCAGCTCGTCAACCACCCACTGCCATGATTCGGTGGTGGGGCGTTCGTCCACGATTTCGCCGATGATGTGCGCCCACTTGTCGTAATGCTGCGAGCCGACCGTCACTTCTTCGGTGTTGGCGGCGACGCTGAGGGCGAGCGTGCTGGTTGTCGGGTCGAAGGTGAGCGCGTAGACGAGCGTGTCGCGGTCATGTTGGAGGTCGGAGTATGCGCTGTCCCACAAGTCCATCGGGATTGCGGGAGGAATGCTGTCCGCCCACCACAGGCCCAAGTCTTGGATGCGGAAGTCGATGAATCCGTCCGCGCCGCCCTGTTTGGCTATCGCCACGTCGGTGAGGAACGCTTCACGTGGAATCACGTCCGGGTAGAGCGGGTTGGTGAGCGCCCACAACTGCTCGTCCTCGATGTCCGCCGTCTCGTCGTCGATGCCGTAGCGCACAGCGTATGACATGTCGTCGTTTTCGGCGTTGTCAAGGAATACGTTGAACGTGTCTCCGATGGATGAGGGGAGGAACGGCGTGCCGGTGTAGATTATCATCGCCATACGGCGCGTCTTCAACGTCTTGGTAATCATCGCCTCGTATTCGGAGCGGAGTTCCTGCGCCTCGTCGAAGATTACAAGGTCGAACGTGCCGCCCATGCCGGCGGAAGCGCTCTTGCGTGAGCGGAATCGGACAAACGCGCCGTTTCTCAACTGTAGGCGCTCGCGTCCCATGGTGGTGCTGAAATGCGTGACTTCGGCCTTCAGTTCGGGATTCGAGTCGATGGCGTCTTTCAAATCCTCCATGATTTTGTTGGCGGCAATCTGCTCATGCGCTGTGACGAGCACGTTCAGGCCGAGCACGAACAGGTAGTAGAGGATTGGTGCGGTGAGGATTTTGGTCTTGCCGTTCTGTCGCGGCATGTTCAATGCGACACGCTTGTATTTCCAAGTGCCGTCCTTCTTGCGTTGGAAGGCGTTGTTGAGAAATTCGACCTGAAACGGGAGGATTGCGTTTCCACGACCCCAGTTCACGTATTCGGCGGCCATGATTGCCACGTCGGATGTTGGGCGGACGTTCGCCCTCCAATTTGGATTCTTCACCAGCATGTCACACCACCTGATACTTCTTGAGAATTTCGGCGTCAGCGCCCTTGCCGAAGGCGTCGCCGATGGATGCGATGTCCTGCGCGGTCTGCGGGAACGTGAGTTCGTAATCCAATTTGATGTCCAATGGCTCGAACACGGCGTTCAAATCCTGTTTGATGATGTAGATGCGGCTGACGAAGCTTTCACGGTTCGCCACCAACGATTGGGTGGTCGCTCCGAGCGTGTCCAGAATCTGAGCGTCCTGCGGGGGGAGTCCGGTTTCCATCTGGAAGCTCAACACCGTGTTTTGCAGGAGTGTTTTGAGCTGTCCGTTATCCCATTGGCTGAGTCGTTTGACTTCCGGCCGGACGATGGTGTCGTGGTCGTCGTTGGCGTCGAATTTCGTCCAATCGGATGGGTTCTTGCTCGGGTCCGTTTTGATTACCACGTCTGGGGAGGTGCCGACCACGACCGGTTCTGGCAGCATGAGGTGTTCGAGGTTTTGGGAGATGAGTCCTTCGATGACCATGGCACGCTGCGCCAACAGTACGGCTTGGTCGGTGACTGGCGCGTGGCTGAGGGTGAGGCATCGTAGGTTTTCGTCGATTTCCTCCGCGTTCTCGTCATAGCAGCGTCCGTCCAAGCCTACCGCTGCGACTTTTTCCAACTGTAGGTCTGTGGATGGGAGGTAGTCGGTGCTGAGCGGGTCGCCGTCCTGCATGAGGAAGTAGGAGTTGACGCCGCCGACCGCTTTGGAGAGTATGCGTGTGAAGCTGCGTTTGCCGACCGCGCTGAAGTTGGTGACGCGCACGCGCATGGAGTATGCGTTCTTGACGAGTTCAATCCACGGGAATGAGATTGCCTGTTCGTCCACGATGGTGAGTGTCATGAGCGTTTCGCTTCCTTCGCTACGAGTTTCTGAAGAGTGGTTTTCGGCGTTTTGGCGGCTGTTGTCCTGCTTTTGTGCGAATCGACTTTCACAGCTTCGTCGAAGTTTTTGGTCATGGTCATGAGCAGCTGCATGAAGCTGACGTAGTTTCTCTGCGCGTTGCTTGCCATGCTCATATAGTATTCACGGTCATCGTCGGATGTTTCGGCTTTCCGCCCGTACTCTTCCATGTCCGAGTAGGCTTTGTCGATGAGTCCGTTGACCTGTTCCATGCGGCTTGAGAGGGCTTCTTCAGTCTTTCCTGCCATAAATCCTCCTTAACTGTTCGGCCGTTTGGCGGTGTTGTTCTCGATACCATCGTACCATTTCGGTTTTCATGATGGTGCGGCGCGTCGGACTTTCGACGTATTGTGGGTTGGTGTTGCTGATGGTTGGCGTCATGTGGTGCTGTTCCTTACGTAGATTTTGCAGTCGCATCCGGCGTGTCTCGCCCAGACGCCGTAATGGTTCGCGTCGTATGGGTGCCATATTCCGCACCGTTCGAGACACCATTGGCATGTTTCGCCCACCGATTCGCGTACGACTTCCGTTGTCGAGTCGATGGCGAACAGGTTGATGGTCGCCTCCTGCATCGGCTGCACGGCCAGTTCGCGCTTGTATTTCGCGAGGAAGTCCCTGACTGTTTTTTCGGAACGCTGTTGGCTTATGAGCCATCCGATTTTCTTGCCGAAACTGTCGGAGTCGAGCCGTTCCAAGCTTAGTCCAGCGGATTTTTCGGCGACCTGCTTCCAGATGTCGCCTAAGACCTTGCCGGCCATGTGCTTGTCGCCGCTGCTGGCGGCGGCTTGGGCTTGGCGCACCTGTTCGTCTGTGATGATGTCCTTGGCTGCCGGTGAGAGTATTTCCATGAGGTCTTCGACCGACTCCTGCGTGCTTTTCAACTCAGGTACTCCAACTGGTAGTCGTATACGGTGGATGTGCGTCCGTCTTTGGTTGGCTGTGCGTCGGTGGTGTTGAGCAGTGGGGCGCCCATGATGTCCCATAGGCTTTGGTTGTACCAGTCGGTCAGAGCGTCGCCGATTTCGGCGCTGAGCGTGTTGTCGGTTCCGTCTGAGAGTTCGCGTGTCACCACGGTTATGGCGATGTCCAAATGTCGGATGTATGGGGTGATGTCGGACGCGTTCTGTCGTGTGACGATGATGAGCGGATACTGGCCAGTGGTTTTCACGGTCGGATACTTGTCGTATACGCGCATGTTGAGCCGTTGGGACAATCCGTTGATGATGTCGTTGACGATTTCATTGTCTCTGCTCACAGGCTGAGTCCTTTCAGCGTGTCGCCAGAATGAGGCGTCTTATAGTATTTGATTTCCGTTCCGGCTCGACGTGTTCCGTTGAATGTGCTGAGCGTGCGGTATGTGGTCATGGATGGCGGTTTGCTTCTGTATGAGTCCATTCGCAGCTGTGGCATGATTCGTGATGCGATGCGGCGCGACTCCTGTTGGAATCCCGCCGACTGCATCACGAGGTTGGTTGCCGTGTTCGGTGCGGCGACCATGATTTTGGCGCCTTTCAGTCTTGCCATCAGTATTGCACCTGTTTCGCGTTGAAACTCCATTTGAACGGGTTGAACGTCACCCTGTTTTCTGGGTCTATCGGCGGTTTGATTGAGGTGACGTGGTAGGTGTTTCCGTGGTATTCGAGTTCGCCGTCGACGATTTCCGGTGGCGTGTCCGGCGTGGTGACGTGGATGGTGAGCGAGTCCACTTCGGTCATGTTGTTGAACGTGCTGGTGTCTTCGCTTGTGGTGTTCGCGGTCACGATGCCTTTGACCGTGTGTTGGCCGTTTCCGGTTGTGACGGTGATTTCGTGTGTTTTGAGTCCGTAGTGCATCAGAGTTGGAACCTTGCTATGGTGGCGCGTCCGACGCCCAGCTGTTTGAGCTGGTTGCTGGTGAAGAACACGTCATCCGTGTTGCCTCGCCATTCGCCGGTGAAACTGTAGCCGCCCGCCGTTTGGGTGAATGTTTTGAACGCGCTCAGGTCGGTGTCGCTTTCGGACATGGATTCTTTGCGGCTCACGTCCTGTGCGACGCTGACGCCGATGATGTCGGCGACCATTTGGCGGGTGAGCGGGTCTTCCGTGACCTGCTTGTCTAAATCGTCGCCTTGGTTGCGGTACATCATGCGGAGCACGTTCGATGCGGCTCCGCGTTTGCGTTCCTCATAGTCCACGAGGTCGATGGGCACTTTGTGGCGTAGGTATGCTTCGGTGTCTTCGACGGTGGCGAGCGGCTTCAGTTCGTCGGTCAATTCTTTTCCTTCCAGTCGTGCATTGCGAGTCCCAGCTGTAGGATGCGCTCGGCAAAACGTTTTACCAGCTTGTCTTTCTCGTTTTCGTCCAACTCCATGGGTGAGTTCACCACCACGTCGTCGTCGATGATTGAGAGGGTCGCGGGAACGTTTTCGTCGCGCATCACCATGCTGAGGATTCGGATGTCACGCATGCGCGGCGCCCATCCAGTCGGGGGTCTTGTTGGCCGGTTCGACGGTCACCGGGGTGACGCGCGTGCGGCTGTTGATGCTTGCCGCGAGCTGCTTTTCGAAGGCGTCGAGCTTGTCTTCCTCCGCTGGCAGCAGGTCGGCGCTCAAACCGTACTGTTCTGCGATGGCGTTGCGTTTCGCCTGCAACAGGCCGATGCTGATTCCCTTCTCACGGGCCTCCTTGACTTTCGATTCGGTTTCCTCGGCTAGTTTTCGGGCGTCTTCGGCTGCTTTCTGGGCTGCTTCGAGCTTTTCGCGTTCCTTGGCGAGCTTTCGGCTGATGATGGCGTCGAGTTGGGCTTGGGTGATTGTCGGCTCCTGCTGTGTCGCGGCCGCTGCGCTTCCAGTCTGGCCTTCAGAGCCTCCCATTCCGGTACCGGTCGCATTCGGTTCCACTCCTTCCACTAGTCGGATTCGCTGATTCAAGTGTCGTTTGAAGTTCATACCAGTTTTTCCAATCTTAACCGCATCGCGAGTTCCACGATGTCCGTAGCAGCATTATACGCCCTGCGCAGGTCCATCCGCGCTTTCAGCGTTTTCGGATTGTCGAAGTCGTCGGGCAGTGCCGTGAGATGCCGTCCGAGCTCTTCTTGGATTGAACGGGCTTGTCTTTCAATCGTTTGGATGGGTGCAGTCAAGTGCCATGTCCTTCTTGTAGGTTGCGACCAGGCAGTCGTGTTCGAATCCGCCTTCGTCAACGGTTTGTATCGTCGTGTAATGCACTGGCGTGTTCGCGTATTCGCAGAACCATGCGAACGCGAGCATGAGTGTCAGCGTGATGATGATGGCTCCGTATGCGATTTCGGTGAGCTTGTCTCGCATTCGTGTTCCTTTCCTAGGGTTTTTCCGATGATGGCGCATGCCGGTCCGACGTTGCGCGTGGTTCTTATTCTAGTCCGATATTTGAACATGATGTGGT